TTGTGGCAGAGTCAGTTGTTACCCTAAGAGTTGATGCCAGTGGTGCAACAAGAGCCTTGCAGGGTGTACAAAGAAGAACCAATGCACTTGAGAAATCATTTGGTGGTTTGAAGGCAGCAATTGGTGGAATTGGACTAGGAGTTTTAGTTAAAGGAACAATTCAAGCTGCAACTAATTTTGAAAAATTAAACCAGCGTTTAAAAATATTAACAACTGATAATGGAACTTATGCTGAATCCTTAAAACTAGCTGAACAGGCACAAACAAAATTTGGTTTAAGTTCTATAGATGCTTTAGAAGGGGTTACAAATTTACAGGCAAGACTTGGCCCATTAGGTTCAAGCATGGAGGAAATTTCAGCAATATTTAATGGATTTAATACAGCAGCTATTCTGTCTGGTGCTTCTACTCAAGAACAGGCAGGGGCAATGCGTCAGTTAACACAGGCTTTAGGTTCTGGAGTTTTGAGAGGTGATGAGTTTAATAGTATATCTGAGCAAATGTCGGCTGTTCTAAAACCAATTGCAGATCAATTAGGAGTTAATGTTGGAGAACTGAGAAAATTTGCTGCTGAAGGAAAAATAACAAAAGATGTTGTTGTTGGTGCGTTTAAAGAGATAGAAAGAGAAGGTGCAAGTGCCTTGAAAAAACTAATTGAAAATGATCCAACAATGGTGTTTAAAGTATTAAGTAATGAAACAGAAAAATTATCTATTTCTGTTGGAACTTTATTAGCCCCTGCTATTTTAGACGGTGTACGAGCATTAACGGAACTGACAAAAGCAACGACAGAATTTTTTAAATCACCGATTGGAAAAACTGCTGCGATATTTGCAGCGATAGCATTTGCAGCAAAAGGTGTGTCTGTACTTTTACCAATATTGGCAGCAGGGTTGATCAAAGTTGCAGCAGCAGGGGGTGTTCTTACGATAGCTCTGAACGCAATACCATTTGTTGCAATAGCAACAGCAATCGGTGGTGTTGTAACTGCTTTGATAAAAGTTACTTCTGAGCAGAAAAAATTTACAAAAGCATTACAAGATGGAGATAAGGCAGCATTAAAAAGTGAATTAAATAAATTATTTATTGAAAGACAAAAACTTTTAAGAAGATTGAGTAATGCACAGGAAACTAATAATAAAAGAGCAGAAGCATCATTATCAAGACAACTTTCAGAGCTAAATAAAAATTATGATGTCGTTCAAAAAAGATTACTGACAGAAATTGATAAAACAAATGAGATAGAAAAACAGAATAAAAAATTACAGGATCAAGAGGATCTCCAAAAGAAAAATCAAGAGGCAGCAGCAAAGTTAAAAGAAAAAATGACGGCAATTGGTGAAGAGATTGAAACAAGCATCAAAAGTAATTTAAGAGATGCGATTACAGGCGCACAATCTTTTGGACAGGCGATGACTAATGTCTTGAACAGAATTAGAGATAAAATTATTGATGCACAGATTGATAAAATCCTCGGTAATTTTGGTGAAAACTTTGGGGCTTCTGCTTCTGGAGAAAAAGGAAAAGGTATTGGTGGTTTCTTGGGTAAAATTTTAGGTGGATTTTTCAGAGCAAATGGTGGTCCTGTTAAAGCTGGTAAACCATATATTGTTGGAGAGCGTCAACCAGAACTTTTTGTTCCTCGAACATCGGGAACAATATTACCAAGCACAGATATCGGTGGAGGTGATAATACAACAAATATGGTTACAGTAAACGTAGATGCTTCGGGTTCTTCTGTGGCTGGTAGCAGCACTGATGCACAGGCTTTAGGAGCAGCGATAGGGGCTGCTGTACAGGCGCAACTGATAAAAGAAAAAAGACCTGGAGGTTTATTAACTAGATAAATGGCAACCTTTCCTTCTATTCAACCCACTTATGGGATGAGAAAAACAAGCGCACCAAGAATCAGGTCAACAAGACTTGGTGATGGTTATGAGTTCAGAGCATTATTTGGGCTTCCACTGACTCAAGATCCAAAAATATATGACCTTACTTTCAATGTCTCAGAAACGCAATCTGATGTCATAGAAGGATTTTTGCGTAGTCGTGTAAATGATCAGGACAGTTTCACCTTTACACCTCCAGGAGAAGGCTTTACAAAAACAGGCACATATTCTCAATCATCATCTACAACTGTGACTATAACCATTACTAATCATGGTCTTGCTATTGGTGATGTTGTGACCATTGACTACACTTCTGGATCAGCAACTGATGGCGATTTTGTTGTCGCAACAACTGCTGATGACAATACATTCACGGTAACGGCAGCTTCCTCTGCAACAAACAGTGGTAATGTATCGGTCACATTATCAGGGGCTGGAAAATTTGTCTGCCAATCATGGACAAAAACCATACCATATAACAATAGAGCAATATTAAACTGCACTTTCAGGGAGGTATTTGAACCATAAATGGGATTACCTACAGCAGAACTACAGGCATTAACAAACAAATCTGTCATTGAACTTTATACATTGACGTTGGTATCTGCATTACATGGTTCTACAGATGTCACTAGGTTTCATTCTGGGGTTGGTATGAACAGTAATGCCTCAATAATATGGCAAGGTAATACTTATGATAAATTTCCAATACAAGCTGAAGGTTTTGAATATTCTGGCCGTGGTTCGCTTCCAAGACCGACCATAACAGTTTCTAATATATTGGGAACAATTACAGCATTGATGGCAACAGTAAATGCTACAACACCATTTAATGATCTACAGGGTGCAAAATTTGTACGCATTCGCACTCTCAGCCAGTTCTTGGATGCTGCAAACTTTCCATCAAATCAAAACCCTTTCGGTACACCAGACAGTACGGCAGAATTGCCACAGGAAATATATTTTATAAATAGAAAAATTGTGGAAAATAGAGAGATTGTACAGTTTGAATTGGTTTCTGCTTTAGATTTACAAGGAGTCCGTGCGCCAAAACGTCAAGTCACAAGAAAAGATTTTCCAGGTGTAGGTACTTTTGTAAACGCATGACTTGGAAATCTGATGCTGCAAAACACGCTGAAGAATGTATGCCAAAAGAATCTTGTGGTTTGCTTGCACTTATAAAAGGAAAAGAGACATATTGGCCTTGTAAAAATATTGCAGAATCTGGGTTTGAATATTTCATTATTGACCCTGATGATTGGGCAGAATGTGAAGATACAGGGGAAATAATTGGTATTGTTCATTCTCATCCATATGAACCACCACAGCCTTCTGATAATGATAAAGCAAGTTGTGAATATTTAGATTTGCCTTCACATATCTACAGCGTAAGAATGAAAGAATGGTGTTCTTTTAAACCAAGTGGTTGGAAAGCACCGTCACTTTTTGGAAGAGGCTTTATCTGGGGTAAGCATGATTGCTGGTCAATAGTCACAGATTGGTTTAAAGAAACAAAAAATATTGATATTCCTTATTGGAATAGACCCAAAAAAATAAAAGACTTTCTTGATAAACCAGAATTTGAATACGCTTTACCAAAATTAAATTTTGTAAAACAAGAAACAAATGATGATATACAGGTTGGTGACGTTTTACTTTTTCAATCGATAACAGGTAACTTAGATCATGTTGCTGTTTATATTGGTGATAATATGATTTTGAATCATAATATAAAAAGATTAAGTTGCCGAGAACCTTTTGATTTAGGTTATCAGCAAGCACTTAGAGGGGTTTACAGGTATGCAACTTAAAACAATAAAGGTATATGGAAGATTAAGAAAATTTCTTGGTTCATCTTATTTTGAGGCAGCCGTATCAAGTCCAGCAGAGGCGATTCGTTTTTTGATGTGTAACTTTCCAGAAGTAGAAGCACATATGAGTCAGCAATATTACAAGGTAAAAATGAACAATATGGATGTTTCCTTGGATTTTTTATCAATGAAAGGTCGAGGTGATATTCAGATCATACCCATCGCAACAGGATCACTCCCTGCTGTCGGTGCTGTTTTTGGTGCTATTTCATCAGGTGCTGCGGTAGTAGCCTCTGCTGCTTCAGCTATCCCTGTTGTAGGAGGTATTGCGTCTGCTGCTATTGGTGCTGTGGGAACAGTTGCTGGGGCTGTAGGCACTGCTGCCAAAGTTGTCAATGCTATTCCTGTTGTCGGTGGTATCGCTAGTGCTGTTGTCACAGATGTAGCTGTAAGTGGTATAACTTCTTTGATTGCCCCAACCCCTGCACCTTTTGAATCTCCAGGTAATGTTGGTGCTTCAGAAGCAGATGGTGCATTAGATCCACAAATGGCAAACTCATATTCATTTTCAGGCATTCAGAACGTGAGTGTCAGTGGTGTTAGCGTAGCCATAATATATGGAGAAGTGTTTACTGGTTCAGTTGTGATCAGTTCTGGAGTTGATACGGTACAGGTGGAGGGAACTACATAATGCCTTTTTTAGTTGGTCAAAGTTTTATTGAAAATATTGTGGGTATTACTGACCCAAATCTTCCTGAAAATGTTCTTGCCTCAAAACAGTTCCAGACTTTAGTTGAACTTCTTGGAGAGGGTGAAATCGAGGGTTTTCCAAGTGCTGCTGGTCTTACTCAGGGAACAACTGCTTATAACAACGCAGCTTTGAAAGATGTATTTCTGAATGGCACTCAAGTTTTACAATCAACCGCAAGCAATACAAACCCAGCAGATACTGATTTTAATTTTCAAAATGTTTCTTTTGAACCTAGATTCGGCACTGCCAATCAAACTGCAATACAAGGTATTTCTGAAATAGAGACAGAAAATGCTGTCGGTGTTGCTGTCACAAAAGCAAGTCCTGTATCAAGATCTATAACAAATACTTCAGTTAATGCGGTAAGAGTAACTCTTGGCTTTCCCTCCCTGCAAAAGTTTGAAGATGATGGAGATATAAATGGTGCGGAAGTTGCCATAAATATTCAAACCATTGAAAATGATGGCACTACAACAACTGTCATAACAGACACTGTAAAGGGAAGATCTGCAAGTACATATTTCAGGGATTATAAAATTAATTTTGCATCTGGTACTTCTTTTCCTGTAACGATCAGAGTGAACAGAACAACTGATGACAGCACAGAATCAACCTTGCAAAACTCATCAATTTGGTCATCTTTTACAGAGATAATCAATGAACAAAGGGCATATGCAAACTCGGCTCATGTTGCACTAAGATTTGATGCCGAAACCTTTCCATCCATACCAAAACGGATGTATAGAGTTCGTGGAACAAAAATAAAAATCCCACATAATGGAACGGTTCAATCTGATGGCTCAATCTCATACTCAGGAACTTTTAATGGTACGTTCAAAACAGATAAAGAATGGACAAATGATCCAGCTTGGATTCTTTACGATTTGTTAACAACATCAAAAGGTTTTGGTGATCAGATAGATACAACACAGTTGGATGTGTTCAGTTTTTACTCAGCTTCTGTTTACTCCGCAGAACAGGTAGATGATGGTTCAGGTACTGGCAGTACAGAACCACGGTTTTCTTGCAATGTTGTTATCCAAAACCAGAAACAGGCATACAATCTCATCAATGATTTATGTTCTGTGATGCGTGTGATGCCATTTTATTCGGCAGGCACAATATCAATTACACAGGATAGACCAACAGATCCAAGTTACTTGTTTAACCTGTCAAATGTTACAGAACAAGGATTTACATACAGTAATTCATCAAAAAATTCAAAAATAACTGTTGTAAATGTTGCATATTTTGATAATGAAACTCAACAGATTGAATATGAAACTGTTGAAGATACAGCATTACAAACAAAATATGGGGTTGTTACAAAAAATTTAAGAGGTTTTGCCACTACATCAAGAGGAATGGCTTCTCGTCTTGGGAAATGGTTTCTCTACACACAATCCAATGAGGCTGAAATTGTAAACTTTACCACCACTCTTGAATCAGGTACTTTGGTAAGACCTGGGGCAGTGATAAATGTTGCTGATCCACTAAGGGCAGGGGTTAGAAGAGGTGGTCGTATAAAAACAGGAGTATCTACAACACAGATAGTAGTGGATGATGAAAATAATACAGATTTGGCAACAACAGGTTCTGCGACATTATCAGTAATACTTGCAGATGGCACACTTGAAACAAAAACTATAGATTCTATTTCTGGAACAACAATCACAGTATCTTCTGCCTTTTCATCAACACCACCATCAAACAGTGTCTGGGTAATAGAAAATACAACAGTTCAACTGCAAACCTTCAGAGTGATTGGTGTTACAGAAGTTGATCAGCTTGCATATCAGATCACTGCCGTTGCTCATAATTCATCTAAATATGAAAACGTGGAAGATGGTACTGCACTTGCCACAAGAACAATTACAACTCTTACAGAACTTAAACCTTCTCCAAGTAACTTGCAGGGGTCAGAGCAGATTGTTGTACTTAATAATCGTGCCGTATCAAAACTTTTCATCCAATGGCAGCCTGTAGCTGGTGTTACTGAATACATGGTTCAATATAGATTCAAAAATGAAAACTTCATATCAGAGAGAATTACAAGGTCAGACTTTACAATTTTTGAAACACAACTTGGAACTTATGAGATAAGAGTATTTAGTTATAACGCCTTAGGAAAACCAAGCACCACACCATCAACAACGACTTTTACCACTGTTGGTAAAACAGCTTTACCAGAAGATCCAAGCGGATTGACCCTAGAACCTGTCTCAGATCAGTTTGTACGACTACGTTTTAACCCCTCTACCTCTGTTGACGTTTTACATGGGGGAACAGTATCAGTTAGGCATACTCCTAGCGTTGACCCAGCAGTTGCAACTTTCCAAAACTCTACAGAAATTATCCCTAAACTTGCTGGAAATATCACAGAAACACTTGTCCCAGCCTTAACTGGTACATATTCAATTAAATTCATTGATGACACTGGAAATAGGTCAAACAACGCAGCAAGAATAATAGTTACAGCACCAGACCCACAACCTAATCAAATAATACTTACAGAAAGAGAGGACACTGACTCACCACCATTTCAAGGTGAGAAAGTAAATACTTTTTATGATGCAACTTTTGATGGCTTGCTTTTAGATGGCACACTATTAATTGATGACATAACACAAAATATAGATGACTTATCTAATATTGATTTTGCTGGCCCAATAAACTCAAGCGGTTCTTATGAGTTTCAAAATAAGGTTGATATGGGAGCAATATTCAACTTAATGTTAAAAAGAAGGTTTGTCACTTCTGGTCTTTTGGTAAATGACTTGATTGATTCAAGAACTGCAAACATAGATACATGGACAGAGTTTGACGGCACACAGGCAGATGATGTCAACGCAAAGCTCCTTGTGGCAACAACAGACATAGACCCAGCAACTTCAGTTTCAGCCAGCTACGAACAGAGTGGGACAACTATTACTATCACGAAAACCGATCATGGATATTCTGTAGGAGATTTTGTTGTTATAGATTTTACTGCTGGAAGTGCGACAGACGGCAACTATGAAATTCAAACAGTACCAAATGCAAACACTTTTACGGTGACAGCAAGTGCTAGTGCAACCATATCAAGCGGAACTTCATGCACTTATGGAGCAAACTTTACTCAATTTAATATTTTTGCAAATGGAGAATATAGAGCAAGAGGATACAAGTTTAAATGTGAACTAGAGTCAAATGACCCAGCACAAAATATCAATGTCACAGAACTTGGTTATGAAGCAAGCGTAAAGAGAAGAACAGAAACTATAAATAGCGCAATAACATCCAATGCTTCTAGTTCAACAACTGTCACTTTTTCTAACCCCTTCTTCACCGGTACTGGTTCTTTAGGTGGCTCGACAACAGCATTTCTTCCCACTGTTGGAATCACTCTTGAAGGTGCTGTTTCTGGGGATTACTTTAAACTTACATCAATTACAGGCACACAATTTGTAATTGAAATAAAAGATTCAAATAATAATTTTAAACAACTTAATTTTAGATATACAGCAGTAGGGTTTGGTAAAGGAGGGTAAATGTGTTTATATTTAAGTTATCAACTATCATATACTTAAAAGAAAAGGATTAAGTAATGGCAACACATGATTACGATATAGCCAACCAATCTGGTGCGGCATTTAGAACAGATTTAAATAATGCCCTTGCTGCAATACAATCAAATAACTCTAATTCTTCAAGCCCAGCAACTACAGTTGCCTATCAATGGTGGGCTGATACTACATCAGGAACATTAAAAATAAGAAATTCTAGTAACAACGCATGGGTAGAACTACTTCAATTAGATGGTACTATTACTCTTGAAGATGGCTCTGCAAGTACACCTGGACTAGCTTTTAGAGATGACTTAAATACAGGTATTTTTAGTTCTGCTGCTGATACTTTTAATGTAGCAACTGCTGGTGTTGAAAGAATGGAGCTAGGAGCAACAACAATATTTAATGAAGATGGTGCAGATGTAGATTTTAGAATTGAAGGGGATACAGAGGCTAATTTATTTTATGTAGATGCTGGTAATAATCGAATTGGTATAGGCACTTCCAGCCCTAATAAAAAACTAAAAATTGATACTGGAACTGCTAGTGACGGATTAAATATTTCTAGCGATGAAATATCATTTACCTTGGCTGTTAATAATACTGGTGACTCTAGTGCGATGTTTGAAAGGACAACAACACTTTCAACAACTAGAGCAGACTCAGGATCGCTACCAGCAATTATATTGGCTGGACAAGGTGGTGTTCGATTTAATGTTGATGCAAATAGTGAAAGAATGAGAATTGACAGTTCAGGGCGGGTGCTTATAGGTACAACCGATAATACCCCTGCTGCATCAAATGTAGCTGGAATTGTGTTTGGAGATAATACTGCTGGCACTGCAACTGCTGGTATAGCTTCTTTCTGTGCAAATGGTGCTGCTCCCTTGTTACTTACAAGGAGAGTAAGTGATGGAAATGTTTTAGCAATAGCAGATGACTCTGCCAGTATAGGATTTTTAAGTATTACGAGTAGTAATTTTGAAGTAAGAAGCACAAATCAATTAATTTTTCAAACTAATGGTTCTAATGAACGTATGCGTTTAACTGGGGATGGGCCTCATTTATTGTTAGGTGGCACTACAGATGTAAATGAAATTACGGAAAGTTCTGCTACTGCGGGTATGGTAATTGGAGGCACTGGTTTTGGTAATGCTGGACTTGCAATTATAACTAGTACTTCTGGAACAGGAAGACTATATTTTGGTGATGCTCTTGGTGCTGATGCTGGAAGAAATAGAGGTCAAATTAATTACGGCCATAGTGATGACCATATGCGGTTTGTAACTGCCGGCAGTGAGGCGATGCGACTTGACAGTTCGGGAAATTTAGGAATAAATGGAACGCCTTCACAGATGGGTGTTGCAAATGCAGATATTGGTATTACTTTACAAGCTACTGGAAGAATTTTTTCTTCAGTAGCGGGCAGTTTTTCAAATTTCAACAGAAACTCAGACGGTGCTGTTATACAGTTTTCAAGAAGTACAAGTGCTGTTGGATCAATATCAGTTGCCGCAAATGGCACTACCGCTTTTAATACAAGCTCTGATTATAGATTAAAAGAAAATGAGGTGGCAATATCTGATGGTATTACAAGATTAAAAACATTAAAACCTTACAAATTTAATTTTAAAGTTGATTCATCAAAAACATATGATGGTTTTTTTGCACATGAAGTATCAACAGCAGTTCCAGAAGCGATATTAGGAACTAAAGATGCTGTTGCAGTACAAGCTGATGTTGATAGTGGTATAGCAAAGAATATTGGCGATCCAATTTATCAAGGAATAGATCAAAGTAAACTTGTACCTTTACTTGTAGCTGCTGTAAAAGAGCTTATTACAAAGGTTGAAGCGCTTGAAACTGCTTAGTATAATAGGATAACTTAAATTAATTTTTATGGCAACTCCACAAGAACTTTATGACGAAACAAAAACTCGTCTTGATTTAAATATTGCAAAAGCACAGATGCTTCAAAAACAAATACAAGAAAAGCAAGCTGAAGCACAAAAGTTAATGCAACCGATAATGGAGGATCAAGGTGCATTGAAACAGCTTGAAAAACTTAGTGATGTTGTTCAGACAGTAGAATCAAAGTAAAATAAAACTAAACATTTTTTATTATGGCTGTTACCTGGGATGTTGTTAGTTTAGATGCAACAAAAACTGTAGGTAGTTTATCTGACGTTGTTACCACTGTTCACTGGACAGCAAGTGATTCTGAAACCGTTAGTGGTGTAGAGCATACTGGTTCTGCTTATGGCTCTGTAGGGCTTGCAGATGCCGATTCTGAATCATTTACTGCTTATGCAGATATTACAAAAGCTAATGCAATTGCATGGGTAAAAGCTGCAATTGGTACTGATGAGGTAACAGCTATTGAAACAAGAATTGCTGCACAGATAACAGAATCAAAAACACCAACTACGACTTCTGGTGTACCCTGGTAGTCATGTAAGAGGTTATCAAGTATAAAGGTGCTATTGTTGGAATAATAAGCAGCATTGATATAATGAGGGTATGACTTATTGCTCGGAGGATAGCTTCTTTAACCATGTTTGCTCGTATTTGTCAGATAGCTTCATTGTTGTCTCTATTTCTTACCTTGTCAATGTTGGGCGGTTCATACTATGCGTTTAGATTTGTGACCTCTGAGCAATTCAAGGCTAGAGTAATGAATGAGATTCTTGATAACGTATCTGGAATGTTGCCAAAAGTATTAGATCAGGAGTTACCAAAAATAACAGGCCCATCAATGCCTATGAGTAATAGTAAGAGTGATAATACAAAACAATTTTGGGATTATATTGAAAAAAGAAATAAAGAGTATATACAGTGGGAAACAAAAGGTAAATGGGAATAATAAGTGTTATTTAACTTTTTTAAAAAATTAATTAAATATTATATTGATAAACTTGTGTCTTGGATAAGAATAAAAAAATTACAACTTGAATTAGATGATGAGATTAAAAAATATCATGATGATATGGATGCAAAAATGACAAAGCCAAAAACTATAGAAAAAGGTAAGTTTGGAGAAGATGGCTGGTCTATTTCTATAGGTGATGTAGATAAAGATGAGTGAAATAAAGATACCTGAGATAAAACTTCCAACAATCGATATCCCAGATGCACCATATTTTACAAAACCAAAACTTGAAGGCAAGTTGCCTGGCTGTTATTTATATCATCGTGACTTAGAAATTACACGCAATCCATCATTATTAATATCAGATAAACGTGGCACATACACAGTATGTCCAAATGGTGAAATCCCATCATATACTCCGATGAGATATGACCCTGCACAGATAATAGATACAGAACCTGTGCCTGTTAATACTGCGCTTACTCAAAAAGATACAAACGTAACACAACCAAAACCTAAAAAAGATAAGAAAGTGGTATATGAACCCTGCCCACCTGAAAAACCACAATTTAGGCCAGGTGATTACAGAAATGATAAAAGAATCGAAAGATTGGTAAAATATGATAGAAGTACTGATGGATCTTGTGACCCAATCTGGGAAAAAGTACCATTCAGAGAAAGCTTTATTGGCACTCCTGAAGCACTCATTTCTACTGCTGTTATCGGTGTGGTTGCTGGTAGCTCTGCGCTTTTGGCTCCTGTAATAAAAAAACTTATATCAGAAATATTTAAAAAGATAAAAAAACAACTGACAAAAAATAGAGATAAGGTAGAATAATATTTAGCAACCAGACCCATTATCAAGTCATTAGCTTGACCTCTGCTCTGTTGGAGCGTCAGTTGCTTTCAATTTTGTGAGTGTGTGGTAATACCTGATTGGGAATTGTTGTTAATACTACGTTTTTACACGCTACCGCATCTTCATTGATAAGCTTTACACCAAGTTTAAATTGTTCGGCACATACCTTCATCCTTGCTAGATTTGCCTCTAAACGTGCCTTCTGTAATGCAAACTCTTGTCCTTTTATCTGATTCTCAGCAGCCTTGACACAAAGATCAGATCCCTCTCCCAATGGTATCTGCAAGCTGATGGTAAAACCATAATTAAAATTATGAGTTGATTGATCTATTCTTGGCTGTTCACTTTGATATAAAATTTTCCCTGGATTTACTAAATTACCCGAAGCATCCTCTGCAAGATCATAAATATTAGTTTTAGTTGTGGTAATTCTAGGTGTGCTGTAATTTTCCCCTTTGGTAACAAACGGTGTAAATGCTAATGTCGGTTGCTGACACTGAATATTTCCTCCATAAGTCATCGTTGGAAAGCCACCATTTATTGTTTGGTAGCCGTTATTGATCACCGTTCCTGACGAACTAGCCGATGGCGAGCTAACTGTATTAGCTTTAACAGGAGATATAAATAATAAAAATAAACTTAATTTGAAAAAATTGACAAGCTTGTGCTTTGACTTTCTGTATTGATTGTTCTTTGTACAGTGCTGGTTGCGTCTAAACCTGGAGCAAGAAAATTCTCCGTTATGCTGAACGCTTCTCCTGGGGTTTGGATCTCCCATTGGGGCTTGGTTGGTAAATCTGGAGTTACCCATTTGAATGAAACTCCATTAACTGTCTGTGTGTTTGTATAGGTAGCATCAGGTGATATAACTGTTCCATCCTTAACTTTGATGTTATTACCTTGCAAACTATATGAGTAACCTGTGCGGTAGTTTTCAGTAACAATCGTCTCCACAATAATTGTTTTGCTGGAACTTGAAGATTCCATTTGGCCTGTTTGGAATGAAGGCGTAATTCCTCCAGCATAAGCACTAGGTATGCCAAATAAAAATATTACCAGCCATTTCATCAATCAATTTCAAGTTTTATAGTGCTTGACATCTGTGCTGTAACCCCTGCTCCTGTGGCAGATAAGTTAACTGTCATCGCACCTCCAGAATCCATTGTCATAGCCGTAGTGCCTATATCTCCACCTGAAACTGTTTGTGTATCTCCAAATATCGGTAAAGCTGGTACAACACCATTAGTGACCGTTGTAGCTAAAAAACTTGTAGGGATGGAATCGCCTTGAATAAAAGTTTCACTTACAGACCACGCATCCCCTGCGGTGGTGACGGCGTAAGTAGTTGTGTTATCTATTGTTGGAACGCCATTAGTTATTGCTGAATCTGTTAAATCTAAAGTACCAATAGCATTTGCAGTATCGCCTGCTGTTGGGGTGACATTTGTACCCGATGCCGAGAAGGTCGTACCAATGCGATTAGAGGTTGAACTAGCTCCTAATGTGCTGACCGAGACAACATTCTGGATTGAGTGATTGATGTCCGCATATGCTGGCGCAGATACAAGAAAAATAAAAGGAAGTAGTTTTTTCATTTGATACCAACTTTGTTGTTCTTATTATCTACTATAACTGATTTTTTTGTGTTGTTATTCTTACCCTTCACAGCTATCCCATAACTGCTAGCTATGTTCCCCACGAGGCCGGCAGCAAAAGTGTCAAGTCTGATTCTTTCCATATATCCAAGAGTCATAACTGACAAAGCCCAACAAAGAATAATAAATCGGATTGCGTGTCCGAAATAATCTTTACTTTCTTTTTCTTCTTCTTCCATATAAAAAAAGCTGCTTGTGGGTATCTCTAAGCATTGACCACTGCTTAACAAACAGCTATGTGCCAAATGTAGCAATTATTGGTATGTTTGGAAAGTAACACAAAAAAACCAATGTCAAAGTTTCTAATCAATCTATTTATCAGGTTCGGCAAGAGT